TTAGCATAGTCCATTTGTAACCATTTTGTAACCGGTTTCCCCTTGACATTTCATTCAAGTGAAGTAGATAAAGAGTTTGAACTAACCGCACTCCACGGGATGCCTGGGCTTTGCACGTCGAAGTTGGATACATCAGGTGTAAACAATTTGTAACCTGTTGTTCATATCCTGTTTACAATTTTATAGTATACTATAGACAGTGAAGGGAAGCACATAGGGCGCAACCCATTAGAGAAAGGACAAAGAACATGACTTGCACCGAAATCATCCGAAACAAAAACAAGTTGTATACCCAGATGACCAACAAGGAACTGATTGACGCTTATAACGCGAGTGATGTATATGACCTTACGATGTGCAAAGTGATTTGTACTCGTGTTGGAATGCACGAAGATTATTACATGGCAGATGGCGAGAACATTGACCGTGTAATGGAAGAGGCCGTTGACCAGCTGAAAGCCAGCTGTTAAGAAAGGGGGTTTAAGTTAGGCCCGATGAAAGATGAACACTTAGTAGCGTTAGAAATTCGAACGGAAGGTAGTGACAGATTATGATTCTCTACATTCGCAAGACAAGCAATTTTGAGCACGTCGAAAACTTCTTGCTCAATCATCCCGATAAGGAATACAAAACAAGTCGGTTTGTTTACTACTTCAAGCAGGTTGGCGATTGTGCCGGAATCTTTCGACGTGCAACGGAGACTTGCACCCGGAGAGGCCGCAAGGCCGGAGACGATGAAATCATAGCATACTATCACGATGGGGAGTTTTAACAATGACAGCATATCACTTTGCTTGCGTCGCGCCTTTCGCGTCGCTGTTCTTTATCATCGGTATTGCAATCTTTATTTGTGAATGGAAAGGATGGTTTTGATATGAGAATCGTGCATCTGTTAGAATATGAATGGATTGACCCCAAGGCCGCGCAACCGCGCAACGTTATACCCGTAGCGGGCCCCAATGGGGCCCAGATGGCATACAAGATGCTGGGTAAGTCAATGCAACGCATGAACAATGAATCTGTGAGGCAGTTGTATAAATACCTGCGCACCAACGGGAACAACCCATACATGACCGAAAAGAACGGGTCAATCAGAATCCAGTATTTCCGGTGGCCGCGTGGATATCATTATGATAAAGTAAACCGGCAGTTTGTGAGGGACGACGCATGAAAAAGATAAAGAATCAATTAGGGCTTGTAAAGCCCGATAAACTGCCAGCTGGTGCAACGGCCAAGAGCGAACAGAAACCGTCACCCCGCAAGGCTAGCAATAAGAAGCAGGCCAAGAAGAGGAAAGCGGCAAAGCTCCAAGAGAAGAAGGCCAGCAAGCCGCCCAAGAAGCGCAAGCAGGGCGGCAAGGGCAGACCGTTTCAGCCGAAACCGTGGGAAGTATACGCACCCAAGGGCCCGAATGCCACAAGCTACACCCGGGAAGAGCTGGAACAAATTGTGCGGCGTGCATCTGGTGCGGCAAACCGACGCTTGAAACGTCTGGAAGAGGCCGGAGAAACCAAGGGCATTTATAAGAGGGCCTTGGGGATGCTGGAAACACAGGGGCGCACCAAGTTTAGCGGAGCTGTAAAGAGCATGACGCGCAATGAACTTGTTGCCGAATACCTGCGTTTGCGGGATTTCCTCAGTTCCAAAACGTCCACGATGCAAGGTATCAAGGAATGGAAGCGGAACGTTTATGAATCCCTCAAAGACAGAGGTTTCACCGGTTCACAAGAGGAGCTTTCAGAACTGTTTGATAAGTACATGACAAAAGAGCTTGAGGCGGCGTTGGGTTCTGATGTGGTTTACACGCTCTTACAGTCAGACAACGGTAGGCCCTTCTTGCAACGGGCAAAGGACGCAATAGACCGTGCAAAGCAGACGGGGGAGAGCCAAACAACGGCCCTTTCCCGTGAATTCAATATCACAACAGAAGAGCAGGCGGCACAGATATTAGCAATGTATTTTGGGGGTTAAATCATGCGAGAATGCAGGGGTGAACAGATAGCTGAGAGCAAAGCCGAATTTCTGGCTATGCTGGGCACTCCCAAAACCGTACAGGAGCGGTGCAAGAAGAATGCCAGACCGAAACCCAAATATCTTGATGTAACTTGCACTTTTGATATTGAGACCACCAACACAGATACAGACGGTTTTGCCTATTCGTTTCAAACGTGCATTGGTGGCGCGGTCGTCGTTCCGCGATACTTTGAAGAGTGGGCCGATATTATAGAAACGTTGGTTGACAAGTGGAGCATTACCGAACGAAAGCGCCTTGTGATTTTCGTTCACAATCTTGGGTATGAGTATACATACCTCATTCAAATGTTATGTGACCGGTGGGGTGATTGCAAGGCCCTTTATACCAAGAGCCGGAAACCCCTGTATTTGATGTTTGACAACGGAATTGAATTTAGGGACAGCTTGAAATTGTTTCAAAAAAGCTTGGCCAGAGCAACAGAAGGTTGTAAACATGAAAAGCTCAAGGGTGACCTTGACTATTCTGTTTATAGAACAGCAGATACGCCCCTTGATGATACCGAATTTGCATACTGTGTCAATGACGTTCTGGGCCTGTGGGAAGCAATCGAACGGTTGAAAGCGGAACGCAAGTACAACGCGGCAACGCTTCCCATGACAAACACCGCCCTTGTTATCAAAGAGGTCAACAAGCATTTGACAGGGGACAGCCGGACACTGCAAAAGATGCAGGCGCTTGAGCTCAACCGGGAACAAATGGAAATTGCATATAAAGCAATGGCAGGCGGTGACACACACGGCACGCGGTGGCGTGCTGGGCAGACCTACCGCAATTGTAATTCCTATGATTTCAAAAGCGCCCACCCATCTCAACAGCTTTTGTGGAAGTTTCCAGAGGGGCACCCCATGATGCTACCGCAAGGCCAGCCACAAACGGTGATGGATAATATCATAGCCAGCGGTATGGGATGGATTGCAGAGATAGCAATTAAGGGCTTGCAAATCCGGCCCGAATGCCCAGACCCCGTAATCTCTGTTAGCAAGTGCGCGGGCCTCAAATGCGACGACGAAAACAAAGACAACGGCAGAGTTTTGCAAGCAGATGAAACGTTGCTGTATTGCGATTCAAACGACTGGCAGAGAATTAAAGAAGCATACACCATTGAACGGGTGGTAATGCACCGGGGATTCTGTTTCCGGCTCGGATACCTTCCCGATTCTTTCCGAATGGCAATCTTTGACAAGTTCAAAATCAAAGAAACCATGAAAGGTTCCCCAGATTATGCGTTTTCCAAAATCTGCGTCAATACGATTTTCGGAGCCTGCGCCCAAAAGACGATAAGAGACGAATACACGGCAGAAATCGGAGATAGCATTGATTTTGAGCGTATGAGCTGGGAAGTCAACCTAGAAAAGAAAACCCCTGCGGAGATACAGAAGAGCCAGAAAGGAAAGTTTCCATTTCTCTGGGGCCTGTGGACAGCCAGCTTGACGCGGCTCAAGCTCTGGCAACTGCTGAAAATCGTAGGCTGGGAAAAGGTTATTTACTGGGATACCGACAGCTGTAAATTTGAAGGGGCCAAGGTTCCAGAGGTCGAACAGTATAATCAAGAGGTCGCGGCCCAGTGTGAGAAGCGTGGGGTGGTGGTCACGAAACCCAACGGGAAGAAAGTCTATATAGGGATAGCAGAGGACGAACACCCACAGGCCGATTATGGTTATACTGAGTTTCGCTTTCTCCATGCCAAGTGTTACGCGGCCCGAACGTGTGAAGGTGTACTAGAAAGCACGATTGCAGGAGTAGGAAAGAAAGAAGGACAGGCGGCGCTTAAAGATAATATTGAAAATCTGAATGATTTCCTTATTATTGATGATGCAGGGGGCCAGATGCTTTCTTACCACGACAGCCCGATAAAAGAGCGCCACGACTTCCAGCGCGTCACCCACTCGGCTAGTTGGATAGTAATGACCCCGCGCAGCTATGAGGTGGGCGGCATCAATAACTTTGATGAGGAACGATTAGGATAATGTTCCACATGGAACAATAAAAGCCGCCCACGGCCTGTAAGGTCGTGGGCGGCTTGTTGTTTAGGAAATCGTAGCTTTTACGGGGGGAACGGCAATCGTAGCTTTTACGACGAAATGGAGAATGCGCGGTTTGGTCTCGTAGTCACTCGGAAGCGCCGATTTGGGAACGCTTACCTGCAAACGTACACCCGCGCCGACAAATAACGCACCAATTGATACGCTATCGTGCGCAATTTGGTAGGTGGGGGTTCCGTCCAGATAAATTACTTCCGCATACCCAACAGCCGTATTCGAAACGGATGCAGGTTCCCCGAGCTCGGTGATAGTTTTAAGGGGGAACGGAAGAATAATGTTTGCGTAGTTGCCGGAGCGCTCGTCATTTGCCGCCCATACGGTAGCAATTTCAACGTCAACATAGCGAACAGAAGCGGGGAGAGACACGCTGTTATTCTCCAGAGTAGCAATGCGGGCATCCTGCGCGGCCTGTCCGGAAGTATAGGTTGTCTCTGTGACAAACCCCGTCACATCGGGAATCTCGGTTTTATCTGCCTTGTCGGTTTCCAGCTTGGCAATCTGTCCTGCGTGCTCTGCCAGCTCGGTTTCCTGAGAGGTGACGCACTGGGAAATGGTCTGGCCCGGGTGGTCGGTCTCCCAGTCGCCCACAACGTCGTCCTGCCGTTTCTGGTCGGCGTTAAAATCGGTCTTGGTGACGTAATCGCCCAGAGCGGTTTTATCGGCCTTGTCGTTTTCCAAATCGGTGATACGGGTATCCTGTGCGGCCTGCCCTGCGGTGTAGGTCTCGGTTTTGACATAACCGGTCAGATTTTCGGTCAGATGCTGGATGGCATCGGTGTTGCCGGAGATTGCGGTATCCTGCGCGGTGTTCTTGGCCTTGATATCCGCGATAGCCTGCTTGTTGGTGGCGTTGTCACCCTCAAGCGCGGTAATCCGCTTCTCATGGTCTGCCAGCTCGGTGGCATGGGTCGCCAGCTCTGCGGCGTTCTTGGCAATCAGCTTGCCGTTTGCCAGCTCTGCGGCCTTGGCGCGGTCGATTTCAGCGGTCAACGCGGTATTGGTGTTGTCGGTCTTGGTGTCCAGCTGGGTGAAGTGGGCTTTGGCCTGTTCACAGCACTCTTCCAGTTTGTCCAGCCTGCCGTCCTGCTGACCGTCCTTTTCCTGAATGTGGGCGATTGCATCCCGGTTTGCCTCGATTTTCGCCTCATCCTCGGTAAGGTCAGACCGGAGACCATCGGTAACACTGGTGAGGCGTTCAATGGCCTCATGGTTTGCCGTGATTTCCTCATGCTGGGCGGTAAGACGGCCCTCATGGTCGGCCAGCTTTGCGGCATGGTCGGCCAGCTCGTGCGCGTTCTTGGCGATGTTCGCGGCATTGTCCTGAATATTCTTGGTATTCTTGGCAATGCCGGCGGTGTTCTGGGCGATGCTGGCATCGTGGCTTTTGAGCTTGGTGTCGATACCGTTCAGCCGGGAATCCTGCTCGGTGTCCTTGGCCTGAAGGGCGGCAATGTCGTTGTCATTGCTGGTAATCTGCCGCTGAAGATCCTCGTCCTTGGCGTGCAGGTCGGCAATCTCGGTGGTGTGCTGGGCGGTGGTGGCCTGCAAACCGTCGATTTCGGTTTCGGCGGTCGCCACACGCTCGGCCAGAGCGTCAACGCGGGCTTTGTCCTCGGCCACCGTGTTTTTCATCTCGGCGTTGTCCTTGGTGAACTGGTCGATTTTCTCCCGGAATTCCGCGTTGTCAGACGCAAAGCCGGAGACCTGAGACGACAGGTCTTTCACCGCGTTTTTGTACTGCTCCACCTGCGCATTATATGCGCCGGTCTTGGCCCAGTACCGCTCATTGGTGATATCAATGCCGGGGCCCACGTTGCACTTGCTCGTGTAGCTTTCGCCGTCGTGGGTCACAATGGTAAGGGATTCATAGGAGCGGTGAATATCCCATTCGATGGGGTCGGCGAAAATGGGAACATACCGACTGCCGACGTACTGAGACGGGGGGCACGGCCCACAGGGAACAGGGGGCCGGGGCGGCATCGGGGGATGATGGGGGCCGCAAGGGCCCGGCCCGCAGGGGCCGGGGTCAGCCGGAGCAAAGGGTGCGGGTTTGATGGGGAAACCACAATCTTTCTTGCAACTCATGTTGAAAACTCCTTTCTTAATAGGTGATGATAAGGTGGCCGTATTCCGGTTCCGTGATATCAGTGCCGGTGTTGAAGGTCAGCCACCCCCAGTTAGCAGGGACGTATGCACAGAAGTGACCGTCCGGGGTCAGACCGAACCACACAAACCGAACCATTTCACAGACCATAGCGGGCAGATTTTTGTCTGCCCATTCCAGAAACTTTCCGTTCTCAAAGTCGCCGTCATTCAGACGGTCGTTGATGCACTTCTGAGCGGCCGCAAGGTCAGCCATTGCGGAATTCAGCGCGGTAATGTTGCCGCCCTGAGATTCCTGCCCCTTGGCAATGCCCTGCACCAGAGCGGTCAAGCTCTGAATCTGGGAGACCATCCAACGAAGGTCATACATCCCCGGGTCACCGGGAACATAGGGCGGGGACGGGCAAAACGGATAATCCATAAAATCACCCCTTCATTTCTTTCAACAGCTCGTCGGCCCGGATTGCTTCCGGGGTAAAGCTGTTGTTTTTCCACCATGCCCAGAGAGCCGCGGCAGTCGTGAGACCGGTGGTCACCCAAGGTTCAAGGGTGGCACTGTCAATGGGCAGGGGGCTCAGACCGGCGACACTGAGAACCTGATTTGCCAGAGCCAGAGCCAGAACGGCAGTTCTTGCGATAGTAGAGGCTTTGATTTTCATACTAGTCAACCTTCCTTTCCAAATCGTCTATGCGGTGGTTTGCCACTTTGATTTGCTCTTCTAGTACGGGGACGCGGTGGGCAAAGTGGTTATGCTCGCGCACTTCCCGGGTCAACTCGTCAAGGCGTGTATCGGTGACGGCCTGTGCCTTGCTGTTTGCGATAAGAACACCCGAAAGCGTCACAAGGCCACCGATAAGCGCCACGATGATTTCCGATACCATGATACCACTCCTTTTAATAAACGTCAAGGCAGAATGTGCGATGGAAGGAATCAGCAATCACACGATACATATTAAAAAGCACCGTCTGCCGCTCTGCCTCTATCATCTCCTGCGTCGTGGTGACACCAATATTGCCGCCTCGCTTCCACTCGTGAACGGTGGTCACGGTCTCTGATTCCTTGCCCGTAACAGCGGCAAGGCCGTGTTCCTCATGCTTGCCGGTCTTGGAATCCTGCGCGGTGCCACGGTCTCCGGCCTGCCGCTCGGTGTGCCCGTGTCCATCGGTGCGGCCCGTGTCTCCATGGGTGCCGTGGGCCCGGTCGATGCTGTCCCGCTGGCCGGTTGTAAGGCCCTCGGTGTCCTGCTTGGTCTCGGTGTCCGATGTGCTTTCTTGGTGGTCGGTCATCTTCTCGGTGGTCACATCGTCTTGGGTGCCGGTGGTGTTCTCGGTTTCCGTCCAGTCGGTTTTGCGGGTATCGTCTGCGGTGCCAGTCTCCTTATAGATAGTGGTGGAAGCGTCGAACGGTTGATAGGTCGCTTCGTTCTCGGCTGAAACTTTGCCTTCAACGTCCGTCTGGCTGTCCTTGGTGGTCTTGAGTTTATCGGTCATGGTTTCGCCGTGGGTCGTGAGCCGGGTGCCGGTCGTATCCCGGTCAAGAGTGCCCTTGGTGTCCCGGGTCTCGTCTGCGCTGGTCTGGGTATGAGCAAAACCATGCTCTTTCCCGGCAGTACTGCCAACGGTTTTCTCCTGCCCTGCGGCATTGTCCGTGGTGAAACCGTCCGCTTTCGTGTCCTCGTGATAAAGGTTGCCGGTGGTCTCCATCTGGTGGCGGTCGTCTGCGTGCTGGCTCTGCTCGTCGGCTCCACCATGGGAGTGGGTGGCCGTGTTCTCGGCGGTATCCTTGGCCCGCTCGGTGGTGTCCTTGGTCAGCTCGTGAACGTCGGTGTTCCAGATGGGATTATATTCCAACTGGGTAGTGGCAAACAGCTTTCGCCAGATGGGGAGATTTTCCCGGCTCCACCAGTACAATTCTGATTTCATCCAAATAGGGTCGGGGTGGTACAGCGGGGCCAAACCGTGGGCTCTGCGGATTGCCTGAATCACTCCGGCTTTCTCCATGCCCTCGGGAACAACCATATTTGCAAACAAATTGGGGTCAGCCATCAACAGCGCTTCCAGATTGCAAGAAGAAACAAGCTCATTCACTAACATTATTGTCCACCTCTTTCCTTTCGTCCTAGGTCTCGTCGGCCTCGCCTGCGTCGAAATCTGGCTCAACCATCTTAAACGTGATATCGGTGTCGTACATTTCATTCACGATTGCAAGGGATTTTTCCAACGTGATGCGCCAGACCTCGCGCCGGTTGAAGGTCTCCGCGTCTGCCGCTTTCGATTCCGTCACAACCATTCTCTCCTTTTTGTTGGGCTGAACGGAAACACCCAGTTCCCTGTAAAAGTCGCACAGGATGTTCCGACGATACTCCATCAAATCGGGAAGAATAAAGTTTTTGGAAAGGTCGCGGTCAAACTGCATGATTGGGAGCGTAAAATCTCCATCGGCCTTGGTGGTCAGCTGTTGTTTCAAATCGGCATTGATAACGACAGCGGGGGCACCATTCGCCAGCTTGCTGAAAATCCCTTCCATGGTACGCTTGCCTTTATCGTCCTTGGCGATAGCCGCATAGGCGAAACGGGCATTGATTGCGCTCTGCCGGATTGCGATTTCTGCCAACTGCATTTCCCGCGCGTACTTGGTCACCAAGTCCCACGTTCCTTGATAATCGGGTGTGAGCTTGATAACCGCGCACTCTTTGCCGATTTCCAGAGGGCGCGGAAAATTAAAGAACGTCGTTGAAATCTGCATCCCGCGCGGCTGGTATTGCAGGCCGTAACCGGTCGGAAATGCGGGCTGTACAACCAGACCGTATGTTTTCGACTTGAAAACAGTTGCGTAACCGGTGCGGAAAAGCTGGTACAAAAATGCGTCGTAGTCCCACCCGATTTGCCCGGGGCCGTTCTCGGGGAGCCCATTGAATTCAATGAGACCGCGCAACCTCTGAAAGAAAGAACGTTCCCAATAATTCATTGCGTCGGTGGAAAACGTTGCATCGAAATTCCCGCACAGCGTGCCGCCGTCGTAGTATCCGCTATAACATTGGTACATATATAATCACCTCATTCGATAAATACGCCGCTGTCCATTGCGGCGTTGATGTATGAAATTTCATCGGGCTTGGCGTTCAGCGGAGCACAGGAGAAACCACGGGTTTTGCAATAACCCTGCACAGGCTTTGCAACTTTCATCACCGGATAGCCGTAAACCTTTTGGAAACCTGCATCATCCACCGGGGGATAATACAGCAGGGTCAACTTTGCCTCCAAAGGTAGCTGTACTTGCGACGCACCACCCATAGTTCCGGCAGAACAGTTGATGGGGGAAACTGTTTGCTGTACACCCTGCGCAACTTGGGCGATACCTTGCGCGGCCTGCATCGTGCCGCCAGCAAACCCCGCCACGGTGGACAGCAGACCCCCGCCGAAATTCATTGCACCGGAGACGGTGCTGATTGCACCGGTCAGCGCACGCACCGGGTCAATGTTACTGATGCCGATTCCGTAGGGGCTGGCTATGCTGGTGCTTCCCGCGTATACCGTGTAATCTCCTGCCCGGACTAGTGTTGTTACACTGCCGTCCACGAAACACACAGACCAATCAATATCAATATTTGCCGCCGTGTTGCATTGGTCAACGGGAACCGCCAACGTGCCCACGAAAGGAACATAAAGCTGTATTTGACAGTTCATGCGCTTCCAGTCGTCAGCAGGCCACGGTATCGCTATTGTGGTATGAACACTCCGGGAACTGGATGGGGTGACCTGCTGTGCAAAAACTGTGGTGTTGAACTGCCCCAAGGTGATTTCCGTCTGCCGTCCTGCGCCGTATCTGGAAAGGTTTATGGGTATCCAGATGCAAGAACGGACGCACTCCAATGCGTTGCCGCCGAACAAAAGTTTGTTCATAAACTCGGGCAATGCCAACTCCCAACGAACCATAGGCTTGGTAAGGGCCTCCCACGTCAAGGAAACTGCGGTTAGCAGACTTTCCAATGTTGCCGCGCTCATTGCATAGGCGTGCAGGCCCGACTTACCAACACAGGACAGAACAAATGTGCCACCAGAGGCATCAATATTTCCGTCCGTGATATCTGCCGACGCTGTGGAAATCTTGGGAGCCATTCCAACGGCCTGCCGGGTATCCTGTAAACGGAACGTTGCGCCGCTGGAATCTTGATTGAATCCATATTCAATGAATGCATCGGTTTTCAAGATTTCATCCCGGTATGTTGCCAGCGGGTCAAGCTCCAGCGTGAACTGCCAGATATTCGCGGTTCCCCTGCCTCGGATACCAATTGAAATATCGCGTATCCAATAGAAACTTGCTGTCTCTTCACACTGGCAATAATTCCACTGGGGGGAAATGTTGATACTGTTCAACGTGACGTAAATCACAGGCCGCTCCATGCTGGTGGTCTGCTTGAAATCACACCGCTCCTCGTCGGGGAGCTTGGTATAATCAAATGCTTTGGTTGAATTCACGCGCTTCTCAACGTTTCCAAAGTGGAAGTGATAACCGTGTTCCACGCTAGGCGCGGGAACTGCGCCGTTAAATTCGCCTCGTGCCATTGTTTCACCTACTTTCTAACAATAAAGGCCCGGCCTTTTACGGTCGGGCCTTCACGGCTGTTTACGGTTCGTCGTTCATATAGAAGAGAATCGCGTTCTCGGTGGGGTCACTGATATAGTTCATCTTCCAATGATGTTCGGTGTTGTAGTACTCGCCTTTTGTGTTGAAAGGCGTGGTATAAACACTGTCCATCATGTAGACGGTCGCCAGCGCCCTGCGGTCATACAGCAGGCCCACCACCATGGACAGGTCAACGGGTTCACCCTTCTCCTGCTTGGCGGTGTTCACGTTGAACTGAGCGGGAATGACCTTCACGCGGCTCTTGTCGTTGATGTTCTGCCAGAAGTTGACTCCCTCGTAGTTGCCAAAGGAAAGGTAACCGGGGCCAAAGATAGCAGGGAACACCCACGATTTCGCGTCGTTAATGAGCGGCTGGTACAGGAGCAGTTTCTGTTCACTCTTGGGGGTGTGCCTGAGCAGGGTCAGCGGGTCGCCGTTGTCGTCGGTGCAGGCAGGAACCAGATGATAAAGGTCGGTACTTTCCTCAAGCAGGGCCGTCTGGGTTTCCAGCAGAGAGACAAAGAAGGAAAGAAACTCCTGAAGGTGGGTTGTCAGCAGGTCAGCGGTGGTATAGGCCGTACCGCGTGCCGCGTTAAACTCTTTTGTGAGGTTGACTTTCTGGCCCGGCTTGCCGGTGTTGTACAGACTGCCGATAAAGTTCATCACGACGGCGCGATTCTCGGCGGTTTTCCAGCGGGCCACGTCGTTTGCCACTTCCGTGGTAATACCGGCAAGGAATGCCGACAGCTCGCTTTCGCTGGTGAACGCGGTGGTGAGCTGGGAACGGAACGTGGTATAGGTCTGGTCAAGCGTCGCCTGTCCAGTGTACCACATTTCCAGCGGGTAACGCTTGGAAATTTTGTACATATCCACGCTCTGTCCGTCGCGCAAGGTGTTGGGGTTCTGAACGGTATTGATGAACTTGGTTTCATCAAACTTGCCGCTGAAAAACGCGATTTTGCGGATGAACAGGCCCCACTCCTGCGACGTGGCCTCAATGCTGGTAAAGCGGCCGCTGTATGCACGGGTGGTAATGATGGTACGCGAAACCATGTTATAGAGGGCCTGCAACGTGCCCTCTTTGCTGGTGTTCAAACACATCTGCCCCACGTTGATAAAAGACGAAGTATCAACAGCAGAAATTGCCGTCTGCCCGGTCACCTGCTGAACCAGATTGTTGGCAATGGTATAAATGTCCTGCGGACGGAAAACCGTTGCGCCTGCCTTTTCGGGAAAATTCGGGTTAGCCATTACTTCACAACTCCTTCCATATTAAAAAGCTGGGGGCTTTCGGGTGCAGGGGCAGGCTTGACCGCCCCAAGAATGATATCTTCTACGCTGGTAACCGTGGGAAGAGCGCCAACTGTGCCAGCGGTCGGAACATTGAGCGCGTCAACCTTTTTATTAAGGTCGGCAAGGCTTGCCACCAGCTGGCCAAGGTCGGGAGTGGCCGGGGCCTGCTGGGCAGGTGCAGGAGCCGGGACAGTTGCCGGAACGGTCGGAACCGTGGGAGCCGTTGCGCCGGGAACCTGCACAGGGCTGGGGGGAGTGGTCTGGGGATTGCCCAGATTCATAAATGCGGCAATGTCGGTTTTGGTAAAACCTGCGTTTGCCAGTGCAATAACGTCATTGATACTGAGTGCCATAATCAATAGGCTCCTTTCCATCTTGATTTGTTGGTTCTAACGTCCACATGGGTAAACGTGTGATATACGCCGATACCGCCAGAATCGCCCAAATAGCACTCTGCAATCTCTGCGATTCTGGACGGTGTCACGCCCTCAACCCAGATATCAGCCGCCATGCCGTTACAATGCTGAGACCGGGGAGAAGCGTTTTTGATAGTGGCATTGTATTCCTTGCTTCTGTATCCGCTGTTAATGTGTACCGGTTTACCGGTAAAATTTCGGATGTTTTCAAGCAAAGTCAAAAGCCGCTCGTCAACCTTTACAATGTCGCTGGGGTCGTGCTTGGAATGGAATTCCCGCACACGAAAGTGCGGGGAGAGCCGCTTTTCTGCGGCGTATTTATATGAATAGGTAAGCATTGCCTACTCCTTTCTATAAAAGCAGGGGTGTGCAACATAGAAATGCAACCCCACAGGCTTCCGGCCTGTCTATGTTATGGGGGCCCCTGCACCTTTATAATACTCGGTTTAATCCTCAATGTCAAGGAATTCTTTTATTTTGAGCAACGTGGGCACATCACTGCACCAAATCTGATTGAGATTTAACATAGCCTCAAAGAATGGATGATGCAACCGGAAAGCGGTTTTTCCGGCTTTCGTGTCCGGGTAAACTTCCCGGCTTTCGTGCCGGGATGTGCACAAATAGATGTGGTTTCCGTCGTACACATACGCATATAGACCGGCCACGGCATACAGGGGTTTCATGCCTTTGATATTCATTGCCCGAACTGCTTCCAGATTGTTATATGCAAACTGGTTTTCCATTGCCATCTTGTAAAACTTGCTGTCCTTGTTTTTCATCATGTGGCGCATGAATGCAGTTTGCGCACGCTTGGCACTTACAGCGCTTGATTTCGGCATACCGATAAACACGCCGCTTTCTGTTACCGTCCACTCTTTGCCGGTTCTGCATAGCTTGGCGATTTCGTCCACCACGCCCAATTCAACCAGAATCGGGGATGCAATGTCAAAAGCGTTCGCCAACAGCCAAAGCCGGAGCGGGGGTTTTCCTTCCAATTCCCGGTTTCCGTTGATGGTAACATAGGCATTCAAAAGCGCGTCGCCCTCTGCCTTGCGCTTGATAACAATTCTTTCCGGGATAAATTCATCAAAAACCACGTCCTCAAACTGCGAACCGTTGAAACCACGAATGTTCGCAATGCTAGGGAGCGTCATTCCGATTCCGTATTTCTCTAGGCACTGCTTGGGCTTGCCGTCCTCATACTCAAAACGGCCTATGGTATAGGTGACCTTGCCGCCCTTCACAATATCTGCGTCAAAACCTTCTTTTCTCAAAGGCAAGAACGGGTTCAAGTCGGGGTCGCTGGTGATAGCGTCAAACTCTGTCGTTGTGCGGCGTAGGTACAGGAACCGCTTGCCCTCGTTCAGCTCATATTTCAATGTGCCGTAGGTCTTACCAACTTGACGTTTACCAATAAGGATATTGCACCAACAACCTAAAGAAGCGATGGACGGAATATTGACCCATCCACCGCTTTCATATAGGTCAAGCGCAATATTTTTCATGTTGCGCTTGCTCATGTTTACACCTCGTAACGGGTCTTATAATCCGTCTTTTCGCCCTGCGCCGTTGCGTGCTCTGCAACTACGTCAATGACGCGCTGTGTGTCCTTTTCAGAAAGGTACACGCGGTACAGGTCGTAGTACTGCCCATCCCGGCCCTTGCTCTGCGGCATTGCGATAAACTCGCCGTTCTTGCCGCCAACGACTTTCAGATTGAGGAACGTAGCGCCGGGAACGTTCAGCGTGAACACGCATACCCGGTCAGAAATGAGGTGACACGCCTGCACGGTTGCGCCCTCAATGGACAGATATGACTTGACAACTTCGGGGGCGGCGTTCTGATTGTTCTTGTTAAACATAATATTCTATCCTTTCATTATAAAGTAGTGTCTTGCTCAGAAAATCCAGCGAAGCATAAACTGCTTTGCCACGCTGTCTCCGTTGGTCGGAAAGAGCGCCGTGGGGCTCTGGTTCGTGTAGATGCTGGCAATGTGATGTTTCTGCGCTTCCAGCTCTGCCGCCTGCTGTTCCATGGTCTTGCCACCGTGACAGCAGGGGCTCCATTGGGGTGCATACGGAAAACCACGACGCGCGGCCTCTTCAAAGGCGGTAAATGGCAGGGGGTCGAGCTTGCCCACGCCGTCCACGATGTTCAGAAGGTTCCCATCCTTATCATAGACGAGCCCATAAATATTCTGGGCCGCGTCCTCATACAGCAGGGTGTGAGAAACATTGGTCGGAGTGGCACAGGGGCCGGTACAGGTGCAAGGGTCAGCCATTGTCTTTTACCTCGCTTTCTTTATAGTGGTCGGTGAATTCGTCACCGTCAAGCATGAAATCATGCGGAATTTCTGCGCCGATTTCACATTTCAGCGTTTCGGCGTTGAGATCCTCAAGAGCCATTTCAAGGCCCTTGGAACCAGTAGCAGAGGTGAGCGGTTTCATACCGTGCATCTTGACGACTTCCAGACAGTCGCGCTTGCTGTTCCAGTCCAGAAACAGCAGGGTCAAAACCTGTTTGTCCTTCACTGCTTCCACAGTCACATACTTTGCAATAACTTTCATGTGTTTCGTCCTTTCGTCTCGTGGTTGATGTTCGATGCAAGTTTGTCCTTGCACCATTATAGTATCATAGGGCATATCAAAAATTGTGAACAGGGTGTTAATAAATAGTTACATCCGATGTATCCAACTTCGACGTGCAAAGCCCAGGC